ATTGCAGCGTAACCGTAGAGGATGTCCATACGAGTAATCAAGCTATCGCTCATTACGTCATATGCTTCGATCATACGGAGGCTGATACCGTCAAAGTTAGCACGAGCAGCTTGTACCACACCGGCAGTAGGCATTTCCAAATCAGCAGTAGCCAAAGTAAATGCTTCAGGGTAGTAGGCCAAGTTCTGACGATACTGTGAGCTAGCAGGCATTACCAAGCTAATCGCTGCAGAGTTTGCAGGAGAAGCAGTTACTGTATTAAACGCTGCAGGAGCAGGAATAATGCCAGGGTAAATAGGAATGCTTGTTGCGCCAGACGCTACGTTTGATGTAACAACAAACTGACGGAGTTGACCTTGTGATTGGCCAGTCAGACGGTTAATTGCATAAACACCAGCGATAGTGATGATGTCACCAGCATTTAGTGTGCCGGTAATAGCGTTCACAGTCAAAGTTGTACCAGTTTGGCTTGCACCGTTAACAGTACCAGCAGAGAAAGAACCAACAGTATGAACTGTAGTGGTTTGATCGTACATCCAATCAAAGCCTAGGGTATCTTTGCTGATAATGCCTGTTTCATACTGATCAGCGATCTTAACTTGTGGGTTAAACAAACCAGCCAAAGAACTAATTGTGCGAGATTGTGTAACTGGATCAAGAATGATTTTACGATCCATACGTGGTGACAAGTTCTGATCCAAAGCAGCACCAGCTTGTAGCCATTGTGATGCTTGTGGGCTTGACAATGTAGAACCGCTCAAGTTTGCTACTAAGTTAGCAGATTGAGCAGCTACGTTCATCAAGTCAGCAGCAACATAAGCAGCCAAACGGTTAACTGCAGGAGCAAGAACGCGCTCAGAGAAATCATCCAAGCTCATTGTTTTCTCAGCAGTACCAAAAGAAACTGGTACGTTTGCTTGAGTAGCAACGGTCAAAGAAGTATTTTGTTCGTTAGTACCTTGTGGGGTAATAGCTGGGCCAGTAGAAACTGTGTAATCGTTCGGTAAACGAATACGCAGAGTCGAACCGATCTTAGCGCCTGTACGAGCAAATTGATCGTCATATTGACGGGAAACTGTACGCAAGAAAGCGTTAGTTTGTGTAAACAGACGCACCGCTTCATTGGTGATCTGATTGATCGTTAATAATGAATTGCTAGTCATTTAAGACCTCCATAAGAAAAAGAAAAAAGAAACTACACTTTTCGCCCCTGCCCTATGGAGTCGATACTTAACGGGCCATCCATCAGTTTACGGTCTGATTACACCTAAATGCATTAAAACGCTTTTTTGAATAATTGTCAATTATCTGCGTTTATTTTTGTTGCGCCACGCGATCCAGGCTTGGTGATCAGATGGATCAGGTTCAACCGTTCCACCAGTACCGCTTGAACCACCACCAACTTCACTCATTGGAGGGGGAGTGCGCGACACTTGTTTGCTAAAAGATTTGACCGCTTTGCTTGATAACTTGGTCAATTCGATGCCCATTTGCAATGGCGATAGGTTGGCAATACGGATGGCATCGCCTACGTTTTCAGACTTGCCAAGGAAAGTAATGACCGCCTCAGGATTAGGAACGGACGCAATCGCCTGCAAAAAATCGTTTCCACCGACACCGGCCAAGTTCAAATTGGAGATGGAACGGTCATATTCTTGACCAAATTCAGCTTTTGCCTTTTGCTCAATGTCATTCATGGCATTGATAAAGGTTTGTTGCTGGACGCGTTGCTCAGCGATTTGTTGAGCGTAAACCATTGCCAATTCCTCGACATTGCCTTGATTTTGAGCAGGCGCTTGGGATTGTTGGACTTGTTGTTGCTGGACTTGGGCTTGAGCAGCTTCCAAAGCAGCAAGGCGCTCGCGAGCAACATTCTTCTCAGCAGCTAATTCGCCCATTCTTCGCTTTGCCCATTCAGGCAGATCATTGTAAGAATTCTCGCCAGTCTTGCCATCAGGCTCAGCAGGAGGGGTGTTTTGCCCATCGTTGCCCTGATTTTGACCTTCTAATTGTTGCGATGCGTTATTTTGTGCGTCTAGTTCTTGTGTAGTTGCACCAGTTGCGTTGTCCATTACGACTCCTAGGTTATTTGTGAAAGATTGTTAGCGAGCACTTGTGACGGATCAAAGTGGCTTAAATCATACTCCTTGCCAGGTTGAGGTGTCCCTTCGATTTCTCTAACGGTTTTATCAGCGATTTTGGAAAGATCAATCTTGCTGAGTTCGGATAGCAAAGCCTTGACGCGATCGGTCTCAGCCTTGAATGCTTGGATAGAGTCTTGACGCTCATTCTCAAAGCGCAAAGCCAAGTGATTGAGGGCATCCATATCAAGACGTTGTTTATCAAGCGCCAAGTAGGATTGCTTCTCTTGGAGTTGCTCTTGCAATTGCTGGATGATGGCTTGAGCCTGCTGGAGTTGTTGTTGCAATTGTTGCTCTTGCTCGGATGGCCCAGTACCCAAGATATTTGGAGGAATCCAGTTGCGCATACGCTCCTGTAACTTGTCAGCATTCGGGAAATCAGCAGATCCCATATAAAGATCGCCAATAACTTGAGAAAGCGCAGGCTGAGCAGCCAATAGCTTAGTCATTGCATCAAAAGCCTCTTGTCTGCGAGTGTCATAGCTTGGGCCAACTTCAGCAACCACGTCATATTTGCCCACATTTGGATTAAAGATGGCAGTAACTCGAGCGTTTTCTTCGTCCTCAGTCTTTTTCATTGGCTCAGCCAACTCAGGATCAACCATGATCTGACTCTCGGTATTGTCATCGCCAAGGATTCGCACAATCCGCTTGGTGTCATAAACCTTAGGAATCAAGTCAATAATCATGCGACCAGTCGTTTGAATGGCCATGTTTTGATTGTCTTGGAAGTGATAAGTAACGCGCTCGCCTTGATTTACGCGTTTCTCGATCGATACACCTGAAAGCTCTTGAGATTGCTCGCCAAAGGTTTGATCGTATTGACCGGAGGTCATCATTAATTCTTGAGCAGCAGTTGCCATGCCTTCCATATAAACAGGAGCGCTTGATGGAGGTTGCTGACGGACTGGTGAAGGAATCGCATTGCCATTCTCGTCTGCATGGTTGTATGGCAGATAAGCATGGTTCTCAGTATTGGCAGTAGCCCAATAGTTTTCCAAGCCTTCGATGGCCTCGACTGGAGCCATGTATGGGGATTTAGATTGCAATGCGCCAAACTCGATGGCAGCAGACGCGTTGTAGTTATAAGCGCGCTGAGCATCCTTCATGTAGCGGATTAATCCCTTACGATCTAAGCGTCCTTCGATAACGACTTCCTCGCCTGGACAACGAATGATCGGAATATAAGAGCCAGGCCAAGTACCTTTCTCTAAGACCTCATCGCCACCAATCAGATACTTTTTGATGGTGCGCTTGTCAATTCTGCGTCTTGTAATTCCTTCCGCGCCCTGACGGATTGCCTCATTAAATAGCTTGCGCTCATCGACAGAAATATCGCTTTCTTTGGCATATCGCATAGATCCATCGGGATTCTCAAGGGCATAAAGCCATTCTTTGCGCACTTCAAGCTCGTAGTATTCAGCCAAACGAACCACGTCTTTAGTGATCCACATTTGATTGCCTGACGGACTTGTGGCCGGCAATTTGTAATTGGGGAACTTGCGCTCAAACTCTCTTCGAGGCATATCTTCATAGATAAAGCCAAATTTTGCGTCAAGGCCATCTTTGCGCTTGATATGCGGATCGAGATACACGCTCATCGCATCGGGAACTTCTTTAATAAAGATTTCCTGATCGAACGTGGAATCGTCAGCGTAGGCAGTAGTTAGTCTCCAATAACCTATCCCACCGCCAACCATATGCTCGGCAGCAATGTCATAAGCGACTTTGGCATTGGACTTGTATTCAATATGACGAACCAATCCCTCGAAGATTTCAGCAGCCTCATAGGTTGCCTCATCATTAGTCGGATGAACCTGAACGGATGGCTTATTGGCTTTTAGATTGTTGACAACGTGAAGCCAATGCGTATGCGTCTTATTGATCGTGAGCATCGGCTGGGTAGCTAAGTGCCGTCTTGCTTTGACTGCCGGCTCCCATTGGTCTTGATTGTCAGAGTCAGCATACAGGAAGCGCATATCTTCGCGATAGCGTTGACGAGTGGCCTGTTCCCAGTTTAGGCAAGCCTGAAAGTTCTCGTATGCACGTTCTATGATGTCTTTTTCTCTATCTGCCATATCACATCCAATATCCGCCTCTTTGATTACCAGGCATAGTGTTAAATGGTTTCTTAGGATTAGAGAGTTTCTTCTCTTTCCTATCCCTTACCATTCCAGGGAATAATTCTGTAAGCACCCAAATCCAAGCATCTGCTCGGTTAGGTGACTTACTTCCATTGTAGCCATTCGTAGAAAACGAGGCAAGCTCATCTTCAAGGTCAAGAAATCGGCCAACGTGCCTGATTTTGCCTTGCTCATAAAGAAGTGAAAATGGTTCAGCGCGAACCACTTTGCCACGCGAAGCACTCACCGCTTTAAATGGAGTCCTTGATCGAGCCGACTGAATAACTTGCTCAACCATCGCGCCCCCGAAGTTAGTCTCGGCAACAACCAAGTCAGCCTTGTGGCGATCATACGCAGACGCAGCCATGCGTCCCCAATTAGCAGGGCCAGCTTTAATCGTTGCATCCTCTAGTAGATAGGCATTTCCGTCAATACCCAATGCACCAACCACGATCCCAGTAGCATCATTGTCAGCATTATCGGAATCGCCAGCACCGCTAGGATCAACTCCAACAATAACCCTAACAAGCTCGGGGAGGTTTTCTTCATCGACTCGCCATTTGTCTATGTTTTCCTCGGAGAATAGCTGATTCGGATTAGCGTCAGCAAATTCACCCAAAAGAAAGCGTTTTTGCAGTCTTGCACTTAGATTTCTCAAAGTGTCCAAATAATTATCCGACAAGTTGGCAGCATTGTCCGAAGGATTTATCTGAAAATTGGCGTAATCGTCCTTATTGGTAAGCTCAATTTTTGTATCAGGATCGCGCTTAAGCACGAATATTTGATAAGTCCAATGGTTTTTATTGGGTGGATTGCAGTCAAAATACATCTTTGGCCTTAATAGCCTATCGGGTTTACCCTCAATCTTTTGCATGACTTTTTGAGCCAAACGAGTAATCGCGATACCAACCGATTGCCAATTGATCTGAGAAGATTCGTTCAGATAGATGGTTGCAAACTCCATACCAAGGATCTTCTCGGTTCTTTCTTTGTCATCAAGACCACCGAACCATATCTCAGAGCCATTTGGAAAGGTGACGAACCAGTCCGATTTGTTCATTTTGTATTCAATATTAGGAAAGGCAAGCTCCATGACCTTTGGGAAAGTGTCATAAACAATAGAATTCTTGACCTGATTAAACCGAAAACGAAGCACCGCATGACGCGAGCCAGGCGCTTTTAATGCCCTAACGATGACCTGACGCATCAAAAGAAAGGTTTTCCCTGACCGAGATCCCCCAAAAAGCATGATGTAGGTTGCCTCGGAGGAAAGCACCTCCAATGCCATAAGCTGCTTTTTATGTAGCTTCACGCATCCTCGTCCAATGGATTGATGATGACTTGCAATGCACCGCCATTTTTGCCGGTCAATTCATGTTGCAGTTTTTCAGACCATCCCATTTGAGTTTTAGTCCACCAAATAGCAGCAGTCGTATCGCCATTGATCGCTTTATTAAATAAAGACTTGGACACTTGGGCAGAAGCAGTCGCTTTTCCAAGGCCAAGCTCAAGCTCATAGTGCTTGGTTAATGTTTTGACAGAGATTCCAATCAAAGCAGCGATTTGTTCTTGAGGCAAACCAAGACCGGATGCTTGTTGCACCTGAGCTTTTGTCTTATCGGTTGGGCAATGTTCTATCATTTTCTTTTATAGTCGGGAAGTGTCCAAAATAATCTCAATTAAATCAAGAATTTAGCAATTCCGCTTTCCTTCCTGTGAAATCTTCCCACCTTTTCACAATTACATCAACAAATTTGGGGTCAAATTCCATAATGAATGCTTGCAATCCATTTTTTTCTGCTGCAATTAAGGTGCTTCCGCTACCACCAAAAAAGTCTGCAATGGTTTTTGATGACAAATTAAATCGCTTAATGATCCATTCCATCAAAGATACTGGTTTTTGGGTTGGATGAACTCTATTTGTTTTTTCTGATGCTTGGGTAAATTGACGGACAACGCTTCTAAAGTTTGCCCATGCCAATTCACAGTCCGTTTGATCTGACTGTCCATTGTTTTTATCCCAAACAAGCCAGCATTCGCTATCGGGCAATACTGAACAGTAATAATTTCCACCCCACCAAATTTGCTTTGCTTCAGGATATAAACCATAAATCAAATTAAAAGCATCTTTTGCAACATTTGGATTGTCATCTCCCATAATGTCTGTTTTGTAGTTTGCTTTTAATACCGAAGATTTGCTTACTGCATTCATTCCATAAGGAGGATCGGTATGAATTAAATCAGGGTAAACCCCAATCATTAATTTTTCAACATCATGCAGCATTGTGCTATCACCGCACATAAGTCTATGGTTTCCAAGTTGATATATATCGCCCAGCTTAGTTTTTGGCTCTTCAGGCACTTCGGGAACCGAATCTTCATCCGTTAAGCCTTCTTTTGATTCGATGGGGTTTAGCAATGCATTAAGCTCATCTTTACTAAATCCGATCAAATCTAGGCCAAATCCCAAATCATTTAATTCATTTAGCTCTAAATTAAGTATTCCAGTATCCCAATCGGCATTTAAAGCCAATTTGTTGTCGGCAATGATTAAAGCCTTTTTTTGGGCTTCCGAAAGATGGGCAAGTTCAATAACTGGTACTTTAGACATTCCCAGCTTACGAGCAGCAAGTAAACGACCGTGGCCAGCGATAAGACCATTATCCCCATCGACCAAGATAGGGTTAGTCCAACCGAACTCTTGAATACTGGCAGCGATTTGAGCCACTTGTTCATCGGAATGCTTCCTTGAGTTGTTGATATATGGGATTAAGCTATCAACGGACTTCTGAACGATTTTGCTCATTGAACGGAAGCAGAATGGTTACGATAATGCTCGATGTCTTGAGCGATCTCGAGAAGATGCTGAGCCATTGCTTCGCCCTTCATAATCTGCTGGCGATTTGATGGCACGATTTGAGCCATAGCGATCCATACGGAATAGAACTGAGAGAGCTTCTCATATTCGTTTGGATCAATTTCGTTTTTGACGTTTTCTTGTGTAGTCACCTGAAATCTATTCCTGTTTAATGGTTGAAAATTAGTCGTGCATTTTATTTCTTCTTTGCTTTGGCTTTTCCAGCTTTTTTAGCAATTGCTTCACGTTGAACTGCATATCCTATCGCTTCGGCCTGCTTTGGCTTTTTGCCTGCCTTGATTTCCTTGGCAATATTGGCAGAGCGAGTCTTGTCTGACGTTCCCTTGCGTAATGGCATTTTTTGTCCTTAAAAGGTAAAAGACTAGGGTTTCCCCTAGTCAGTTATTAGGCGATGCTTTGCCATTTAGAGCCATCGGAATAGAATACTTCACCAATTCCAGTAGCGTTTGTGGTGATTCCAAGTGATCCGGCTGCTGCGCCTGCTGGAACTGAAGTCGAGTTCGCAGTAATTGCAGTAGTCAGAGCATAGAATCGCGCTCCACTTTCAAATTTAATAAAGTTGACGATTGGTTCGTCATTTTCTACACCAGCAAAATAATTAGGCATGGTTATTTCCTTTTAGTAACTTTGGCCAAGACAGAGATCTGCTCTTTTGCTTCTCTCTGTGCTGCAGCCATTCTTGATCTATTAGCTTCGATCTCTTTAGCCCGTTGAAGGGTGCGGAGGTCATCTTGCGCTCGCCACTTCTTTTCTTCGGCATCCATGCGAGGCGCAGCAATGATTACTTCTGCTTTACTTGGAGCTTTACGAGCTTTAGTGGTGAGCGTAGCCATTATTTGACGTTGGTTTCTTTGATCATTGGGACACCGTTCGTCAAGTTAGGCTCTTTGACAGGGCCTTCAGGTGGAACGATGTATGGCTCATTACCAACTCGGCATTGCTGAGCATAGTCAGCAGCGCGTTGTAGGTGTCCAGGATCTTTAATTCCTGATTTGCCTGTTTTTTCTTTTTCAGCCTTGGATTCATAGGACATTTTGCCCTTTTCGCCCATGCCACGCTCTTTAGTGCGCATTTCTTCTTTGCTCATGTTTAACTCCATAAATAGGTGAATTTAGCTAAATCCCACCCATTAGGGGTGATTAGCCCAACTATAAATCAAATCAAGGCATTTTTCAAAAGATTTTTTTTCTTCTCTTTGTAGATCCGAATAATCTCTTTCAGATCGTCAATGGTGTATTTTTTAACCGAATTATCTGACTCCAAAGCCTCGACACGTTCGATGCCAATTCGTTTAATCAATCCAATACGATAGTCAACCGCGCGCCCAGCTCCCCATCGATTACATTGCTTGCGTTGGCCATGAGCATTATCTTCATGGAATCGAAGATGAGGTGCAGATCCAACCGATCGGTAATGGCCACAATCAAACGCGCCTCCGACTTCATAAAATCCTAAATCCAATCCGCAACAAATACAGGGTTTACCCTTATCCCTTTCACGAATGTAAGCATTGAACGCAACTTGAGCTTCGCGCTTCCAATCTGACAAGGTTTTGTAGGCTTGTAAGCGCTTTTTGGTTTCAGCACGATCAATCCGTTGCTCTTTGGCTTTTTGCTTTGCTATGGCCTGTTTTGCCAACTCTACGGAGCATTCGACACCACAAACTGATTGACCAAGGCGCTCTTGCATAAATCTTTCTTTGCAAAATTTGCAGTTTCGCTCTTTCATTCTTAGTTTAATCATATGCAATATCCGAAAATTTAACCCCACGTTCAGCACCAAAAGCCATCATAAGCTCAATAAGCTCGGCCATTTCTGATTTTGTCATTTTGCTGGTGCGCTGCCCACAAACTACAAAACCGCCATCAATGCCAGGCACTACCTTTTGACTTTTTAGCGATGCAGAAAAGACATCTTTCCATTCATCGGAAGTGAGTTTATTTCCATACCAATTGACCTGATAGCTGACCTCGGCAAGCATTGCCCACATTTTTGCATTTTGCTCCAAAGATCGGGTTTTCTTTTTAATCTCGCAAATCATGTCTTCAGATGCCATTTTTATCGCTTGCATGGCATTTTGTTTAACTTGCGGATTAATCAAAAAGAAGGTTTGTTTATCGCTCATACGATGTCGGAAGTCTGAGAAATACCCTTGGCACGAAGAATTTTGCGAACTTTTCGATAAACACGCTTCAAAATGTCAGCGACCGCTTGATGGCTTATGCCTTCAGCTTCGGCAATTTCACGCAATGTCATTGGTTCATTATTCATCATTCCCATCCTCTTTCATAAAAGCTAGTATTTGATCCCGACTCGGAGCATTCTTGAACCTTGCTATTGATGCAAGCATGATTTCCTGTTGTTTCCGGCTCGGCCTCGCGCTTTTCACCAGTCTCACACAACAAGAAAGGCATGACATATTGAATATTCCCGATGAGGCATGGCATCGTGACGATTCGCATTGCATTAATCTCCTTTTAAGCGATTAGCAACCAAAGTGGCATATCCAGCAATATCATGCCAATGATCATGAATGTCAGGATTGCCATTAAGGATTCGCGCAACTTTGTGCATGATCATCTCAAGCGCTTCTTTTTGATCTTCTTCAAGACCGCCATAGTTGTATTGAGCGCTAATTATTGCTTTTAATTTTTGACTGATTTGAGCATGGTCAGTAAATATGCCATGAGTTTTTTGACGCTGATCTAATGTTTCATTGATGTCCATTTTCTAGCCTTTCTTTTAATAATTTCCATGCAGTTGCTGCACATAAAGGTACTTGTCCATTTCCAATGGCTTTAAGTCTGTCCATTGCATCGGCCATCCCATTAGCCACTCTACCCACGTTGGGTTCAATTTCCCAGAATTGTCGCTGACCGATTGACTCAAAGAGACTTGTTTTCCAATCTTCAACCTTCTTTTTACAGATGGACTCGACATATTGCCTCTGTCCCTGTTGTCGCTTGCTTGAGGAGTTGGGAATCTGTCTCTGACTGCTTGATTTATTGTGTATTGTGCTGGTTGTCCCGATTTCCTTATAGGAGTCCAATTCGGTTGGGTTCCTCGTTTTCCACAATTCGCATCCGGTGTTGGCCATTGCTCCATTCTCTTTTTTAATGCTTTCCGACTGTTGCTTCCTCCGTCCAATCCTGTTGTGTTGGGTGTGTGAAAAAAATTTATTCCGTTTGGCAACAATCCAAATTCTATTTCTTTGATGCCTAGCTCCAACGTCTGACGCTCCCAGCACTTCCCATTC